GATGGTATCACCATTGGCAATTGGTTTACAATATATTTGGAACAAAAATATCAACTTCTGGAAAGTAGGTTGATGGAAGAAAAAGAAAATTTTTATAAACCTGTTTATCCTGAAGTTTCAAATGTTGATTGGCATAAGAAATGGAAAGATGAAATTGATAGTATAAAAAGTAATCCGGTTATAAAAATGACTAGTGATGAAATAGAAAAAGAAGGACAAGTAAGACCTGCAAAAAAAGTTTATGTTTCTCCTGAACAAAATTATATTAATCAGGCTGATCAGCAATTAAAACATTTTCAAGAATTAACAGTAAGGGAACGCCATCCTGAATGGAACGAAGAACAAATACAAGAACGATTGAAAGAATTAGATTCACACGTGAAATATTCAACGGATGTAAATAAGATTATTGGCATTGATAAAAAGAATTTAAGCTACTAAGTATGAAACCAACACAAGAAAAGCAGAATGAAATTGAATTGAGAAAAAACCCTGTTAATCTTTTCTCTTGCCATCACGAAAACTGTAAAAATGTTAGAAGCCTTTCATTCGATGAATTCAAAAAACATTTATTTGAAGTTCATGCACTTCCTGAAGATCATTTAAAAGGCAATAGGGAAATGTTAATGCACATAGATGGATCATATTGGTTTGCTTCTCATTTCCAATGGACATTAGATAGCGGTTTAGTATTTTCACAATACATAAGAATGGCAAGGGATAAAAAAAATAAAATGTATCATTGATTATGAAGAAGCCTAAAAATTTTACTGATGAAATGGTTGAAATTTATAATTTGTTCGTTTCATTATCCAGAAAAAACGGTGTTGTATTTCAATATGTGAATGTACGGATTGGTGAAAATTATGATGGCATAGTTGGACTTCATTTGGAAATTGAAACTGATTTAGGATTTACGAAGGAAGAAATGAAAAGAATCTATGGTGCCTGGACTGACAAATATCCGTGGTGTGGTGTTACGTATAACGTTCGTGAAGTAAGTGCTTTAGAAAAAGCATGTATAAGTGAAGGAGTAAAAATACTAAAATTATCAGAAGGGTTACAACTTGATTACATAAAATGAAGTACATTAATTTATTAGGTGAAGAAATAGATTCAGAAGAAGTGCACAAAAAACTTCGTGCTATTAATCCAATGGTTAAGGCTTATGGAAATGGACCTACTGAATTTAGATGTAAGCACTGTAAATTTTTCTTCAGGAAAAGATTTTCTAAACATTATTTTAAATGTGAATACCGTGGCAACACTAACGGACCTAAAACGGATCACAAAGCAAATTGGCCTACGTGCGGAAAATTTCAAATTGATGTATTGAATGGATGAAAAACTTAGAGCTATTTTATTGAAGTTGGATGAATCATTAATGAATGCCATCCTTCACAATCCAACATATCAGAATGCAATTATCTGTTTAACATTTGATGAAGCAAAATTAATACTGGATTATTTAAATCTTAATCCCAACATTGGTATAAAATCAGAAGCATGAAAGAATATAATTTAATTCCATTCCATGAAATAGAACCTGAAGCACGAAAGATTGCCGTTGAATGGGTTAATAATTACGAAGGAGGTATTGATATTAGGCAAAAGCACAAACTAGCTTCAGACATAATGAATTATGCAGCAAGCAGGATGAAAAAGAAAGATGTTGAAATTGAAAAATTAAGATCACTTCTTTTGAAAGCTAATGAAAGTATTAGAAATTTAGAATTTTTGGTAAAAGATATAACTAAAGGTAAAGGTGAATTTCCTTTTTAAATCAATGGAAAATATTTTTTTTAAAATGGGATTATTACTTATGCATGGTTTGTATTGGGATACATACGTGATCGAACAAAATCGACATTACAGTAAACACGAATTAATATCTTACTACTCCGAAAGTGTTTTGCGTTTTGATGCAAGGTTTAAACGTTCGTGTCTTTATAATATCGCTTGCACCGATGGCGAAGGTGATCTAAATAAACTTTATGGCTTTGTTGATTGTGGTAGTCTGATACATGATAATTCTGCAAGGTTTGCATGGCGGCATGATGGCAAAGGAAATATTGAAATCTTTGCCTATGCCTATAGTGATAGTGTAAGAATATATTTTAAAATGGGTGAGACTGTTCCAAACAGAAAAGATAATTATGAGATTCATGCCGATGAAGGTTATTATTATTTTAAGTTTAATAATACAGATTCCACGATAAGCAGAACACGAACATGTGGACAAATCACAGAACGTTCCCGCTGCTATCCTTATTTTGGTGGTAGTACACCCGCACCAAACAAAATGAAAATCCAAATACACGAAAAAAGATAGAATTCTAACTATCATAAAACCCTGTTTTTAGCCTGATTTCCAAGGCATAAAATAAATATGGTTATTTTGTAACAACTTAATCAAAATAGACCTATATTTACATATCAATTAATAATTAAGGATATGAAAAAGGCAACAGAACTAAGAACAGCAACAATTGAAGATTTTAAAACAGGTATCATTTTAATAGATGCTGAAGGAAACAAACACATCATTGCAGATAAATATGATGATGGTATTTGGAACACGCGATCATCTAATGTTGTGTTCGAAGTAGAAGCAAAATTTTATAAGGTATCTAAATAAATCAATTAACAATTAAACACTACAGCAAATGAAAAATTACATCTTTGGTCACACTTCAAAAGAAACAGCTTTAGAAGTAAAGAATTACCCTTATGGCAGGTTAAGAACATCTATGTTCTACTACATAGAAACTACTCCAAAAAAGGGTGATCGTTTGGTGCAATGGACAATTAACCCTAAAAATGGTCGTGTAAATGCTGAAAAGAAAAGCACCTACATTACTTTAGGAGTTATGTATATTAACACGGATAATAATCACATTGAATGGTCAGGTGTTGGTATGTACACTGAACGTGCAAAGGTAGAAGCTTTCATAGAAGAAATTGGAGGTATTGACAAATTAACAGATACACAACGTGCGAACATTGCGGAAATATTGAACATTGGAAAATCAATTGCACGTCCAGTAATTAAAGGAGTAGATTATAAAGTTTCCTTTGAAAAAGCACCGGCATACAATGTAGAAGGTGAAAATGTTAATGATGGTGGATACAGTGAAGCCAAAATTACCTTTGATAGACCTGATGGTGTAAGTGTTAAGGAAATTTTTGAAGCCTTAAAAGGTATGAATCAAGATAAATTACAGAAGGTTTTCAACGGGTGGCAGTCTAAACATTATGGTGTTGTTAAGGGTTTTGTGCGTGTGTGCGTGCGTGGTGGAATGCAACTTACCACCGTTAGAGAAGAAGCCTTTAAAGAATTTTTATCAAGCGATTATGTAACTACTAAACAAGATGAAAAATAAGAAAAAAAAGCACGGTGGTGCACGTGAAGGATCAGGTAGAAAAGTCGGCTTCAGGATGAATGAAGCCGACAAAAAAGAACCTACCAAAATAATGCGTATACCGATTTCCTTAGTTGCGAAGGTCGAAAAAATGATAGAAAAGATTAAAAATAAATATGGTTAAAGTGTAACAAGTTATTCAAGATTAATGTATATTTGTATACCAATTAGATAAAACGGTTATGATACGCACAACAATCACTATTAAAGAATTCGAAAAATTGACTTGGATGGCTTTTGAAGATATTGCTTCTGATATGAAGGATATAACGGTAACACTTGTAAATTCTGAAACAGTGGTTATTCACGTTTTAGGATATGAGTTAAAAACAATGTCTGTATCAGATTACAATAGCATTTTAAACGGTTAAACTTTACGACTATGGAAGCCTTATTATTAAAATACCAAGATCAAATTGAAGAAATTGCAGTATTTGCAAGGGTTAATGGTTTTAATCCTAACACGCAATTTAATGAACTTATGAAAGCATGGGTAAAAATGACTTATGAACGTTCTATTTGTATAGAAAAAAATAAGGCTGATGTAATGCAACTAATAAAACAATCTTTATAAATGATGGACCAAGTAACACAAGTGTTAAAAATGGCTGCACAAATGATTGCACCATACAAGGCAACAGAAGAAAAACGGGTGGTGATCGCTGCACTTGTAGAACTTTTTTTAGATCACGGTTTTGATCTTAATCAGGCCACCATTCTTTCAATAAAAGCTTATGGATTTTAATATGGAAAAGCAAAAAGTTACTCACCTGCATTTCAATAATCACATATCTTCGAAGCAGGATTTTAATAAGTTTGCACGGCAATTAGCTGATGCAATTATTTTCAACGGTAATAAAATTGTTACCGTGTCGGTAGATGATGGTGATGGTGATGTTTGGAAGTATGAAATTACTATTGATTCAAATCGTGTTGCAGAAGTGAAACAAATCAATGAAAACTAAACGACTATGATAACGAACACAACAATCAGAGAAATTAACAAGCGCAATGAAATGATAGTTTTTACTATGGAAACATGGGAAAAATGTTATCAATTTTATTCAAAAGAACCTTTAGATGATAATATTTTAGAACCATTAGTGGCTATTAAAAAAGCCTGTATGGAATTGGAAACATATTTAATGAAAACTAAACCCGTAATATGAAAACACACTTTGGAAGATTTGAAAATTTAAATCTAACTGATTCAGAAAAAGAAATTTGTTTCATGGATGAAATTTCAAATAGGACTGCATCATATTGCAGATACATAGGTTCATTAAAGGTAGAATTTTTAGTAAACGCAAAAGGGTATTGGTCCTATAAAATGCATACCAATAAAAAAACCGGATATGAAACATCACCCGGATTAATTGAATCTAAATTTAGATTTCCCTATAGTGGAAAAGCTGAATCTGCTGCAATTGATATGGAAGATTGTTATTGGTGTGCATGCAATGAAAATGATTAATTAAATAATACATGTACCTATTCAGTTCCTTTCAACAGAAAATAAAAATTGAATCATACTACCTTTGAAAAAAAACGATATGAAAAATCCAATGTTTAAAACCTCCATTAGCATAATCGCTTTATTGTTTATGCTTGCTTCATGCAGTGAAGAAGAACCTGCACCTGATGATCGTTTATTTGAATACGAACTTAATTTCAGTCCAATTGATCACACGGCAGGATCATTTGATATTGAAGTTGCGTATGGTATTAATGAATTAGGTGGTGCCCAAACACTAGATTGCCGTGAAACTGCAATAGTATACATGAAGAAAGGTGATGCTATTCACATACGTTTAAGCAGTGCAAAAAGTGCTATGAAAGTACAAATTGCCCCTGATCATTATACTTTTGTGCCTTACAACTTAACGTTGAATGAAACACTGATTGTTGAATATTCAAGAGAACAATTCAAATAGAAATTACCATTTCTTAATAGGGCAGTGTGATTTTCTTACCCTGCCCTTTTTATTTATAGGACACCCACAATTTAAGCAGCTATCATTTTCTTTATTATAGAATTCACAATAGCTGCATATTAACCTTCTGGCTGTAACAAGTTCTTCATTCCTGTTTAATGCTTGGTTAATTGTTCCTTCAATTACGTTTATAGGATTTATCATATCTAATTGAATCACATTGAATTTTTTCTTTCTGCTTCTTTGGTACCTGTTGGTCGTATGGAATAAAAATAATTGATACGCAACAGGAAAGTATAAGTGGTAATAATATGGCTGCTAACTTTTTCATTTCTTGCAACACTTTTTCCAAATCAATACAATGATAACGATATTCAAGATTAATAAAATCCAAAATAAATAAGGTAGTCCATTAATTAACCGTGTGAGGTTTATAATAATTCTATCCTTTTCTGTTATTATCTGTTTTAGCTTTTTAATTTCTGCAAGAAGATCATCACAATTAGGTTTCTTCTGAATGTATCCAATACCAAGTTTGCCGAAAAAATTACTACTTACAATTCTCACATCATCAGGTGGATATGGGTATTGTGGATTGCAACTTTTCCATGCAGGATCATCAGAGCGAACACCTAAACTATCCCATGTTAGTTTAACATAATGTGCAGCATCATTTTTTGGTCGTGTTGATGTTGCTTTATGTTTTACAATTGCCTTGCAGAAAACCGGCTGATGATCCGGTTCACGGTCTATCATAATATCATCAAGTTCTACTGAAACCTTTGTTGTATCATTTCCTGAAATGTATGCAGCTAAATATTGCCGCCAAAATTTAATTTTATGTGCAGGTTCTTTAAATCCTGAATGTACATATTCAACATCAGGAATTTCTTCCATCAAAATTGGTTCAGCAGCAATTATTTTTTTTAGATTCTGATAAACTTTAGGTCGTGAACCATCATGAAAAACATTTTTGAAATAAATACTATCTGTTCCATTGTTAGCGGAAATTTGCCAATCAGTAGGAGTTGTTTTACTATCAATATAATAATCACCATTTGTTTTTCGAATGTACAGTGAATCAAAATATAATTTCAATCCGTACTTTAAGGAGTTATGAAAGTAAATAGGTTCACCACGCCCATTATTAAAAGCTATGTTTTTAAAAATTACTTTTGAATATCCACCGTTAGGGTATGCATCAGAACCAAAAAAATTTGCTGCATGTGAACCCCATGTATCAAAAAATATGTTGCTGATGGTTGTGGTTCCCTCATCTACGGACCATTGTGACCCGGTATCTTGTGAAGGTTGAAACTGTGAAAGATACCCTGCATCAGTAGCAAACGCCGTGATGTTATGAATGAATGCATTACCTATTAAGTGTTGCAATTGGATTGCTTCTGATCCACAACGTGATAAAATACAATCGTAGAATTTTAGATTTTTTAATTTTGCTAATGGTGGTCCGTGTGTTGCACCAATATAAGTACCTTCACTTTCAGTATCATGAAAATAACACCGTGTTATTTCAATTGATTCTATTGTCCAATCATAATTACCACCTTGAAATCTAAGGCATGAAAAACCATGTTCACCTTCAACACCTGAAATTTTAAATGTACCACCATCTAAAACCGATATTGAAAATCCATGAAACCCTTCATAAATTCCTTTTGATGTTATTGAAATCCCAAAAGTACCACGCAAATAAGTTCTATCAGTAGGCCAAACTGACAAACCCGGGTATGCATCACTTTCACCATCGACACGGAAATTTTTTAACCCTTGAATTAAAAATAGAAAACCCCCATAAGAATTATGTGTGTATACTGCATCAACCTTTGTGCCTGGAATAGGTCTTAATGTTGCTGAAGAAATCGACCACGGTTTTGTTTCATTGTCATTTAAAAATCTAACTTCACATAGTGGTCCAATCTTACTGCCATCAATCCAAAGGGTAGCACTATCACGGATATTAGGAAATGTTTTGCTTATGGATGTATAGCGAAGTTGATTAACACCATCTTCAAATGTTTTAGTAGGTGTATCAAAAATCATATCACCTTCTTTGATATAATCTCCATACTTTAAAACATCTTCATGTGTTGCTACTCTATTGCCTGAAGTTGTAGTCGTTCTTTTACAGGATATTGCTGTAAAGAGAATGGATATTAAAATGAGTAATTGGAATTTTTTCATGTTTCAATTTTGGTTAATGGTACTTCATAAACTTCACCGCTTTCTGTTTCAATTTTCCCTTTGCCATTGACTACAACAAAAGTTAATACTGCATCTTCTACTTCTGGTTGTGGTGGTTCTGGTTGATTAGTATAAAAACTTGTTATCCATGCATAATAATTATCTTCTAATGTTTTGTCATAAGCATAAGCCCACGCACCATGTGTAATTCCTTCCAAAGAAATTAATTCTATATCACCACCTACTTTAGCAGTTTCATAAACCATATTTTCAATACCTGAATAAGGCATTGTTGGGTCCTCTGTTCCATGCCAACATTTTATTTTTACTTTGGCAAATGATTCATAAGTTTTTCTATCATCTTTACCACAAACAATTCCACAAGTTTTTATTTCTAAGTGAGGCCAGCTCGCTTCATGGTCGGGATCATCATTGAAAGCCATTGCCCGGATAGCTGCCATACCTCCCAATGAAACACCGGTAATATCTACAGAAGTGAAGCCATCATTTTTTACTGCTTTGAACACATCACAAATATCATTTTTACTCCAATCTTCATCACCTGAATTCAATTGTGCTGCATACACTGTAAAAATATTTAAGTCAACACCATTGCCCCTTTCAATATCATAACAGATTGTTGCACTATCATTATACTCACCATTCAAACCATGAAATGAAATTAAAGCGTTTTGACCTCCAACATATTTGTATAATTTCATTGCACCACATTCACCTTCTATTGCTTCCATATCTTTTTTTATTTTGAAATCATAATTTATTTTTTGTCTTATTCCTTCTTTGCAAGATGATCGTATAGAATTGCAGAATATGCAAGTTCTACCTCGTCTGTCCATTTTTTAAACTCTTCATGATCAATGAAATTTAATTTTACATGGTATTCATCCGGGATAAAATCCTTATGAATTTCTTTAAGCTTTTTATCGAAGTCTAAATGCGCTTTATCATCTTTCTTTCCAGTTGAATCTTGTATTGTCCAATTGTTAGATACTTCTTTTGCACCGTATTCTTTTGCAAGTTCTTTTTCAGCTTCGATAATTATTTCGAAGTGATCTTTTAATTTTTTCTTAAGTGCTAACAGGTCAAAAAAATTACTGCTGCTTAAATGTTTGCCCTTTAAGGCTGCATGACTTGTAGCCTGAGAAAGTTCTATTGATTCAGTAAATTTCATTTTTAATTACCTATACTAAAGTTTATATTCTCACCAAGTATATCAAAGTATTGTGTTACGAACTCTTCAAATGAATTTGAAGAAACCCATGCAGCAATCAAAACTTCTACAGGCTGTGGTGCCGCTTCAAGATCAAATTGTTTTCCTTTGGATGCATTTAAAAATCTTATTGCTATAAATTGATCAGTAATATCATAAAGTAAAATTCCCACGCCTAATATTCTGTCTTTACCCCATTTAATTCTTTCTTCTTCTGTTGCTGCTAATGATCCGTCATTAACAGCCCAAAATGCTGCATAATCACGTGTTGCCCATTTACATTTTTTTTCAAATTCTTGACTTTCCAATAATGATTGGCGCTCTTGGTCAGTTAATACTCGCATTGCCATAATTTTTTTGTTTTATGTTAGATTAAACGTTTTTGTTGTTCCTGCTATTCGGATATAAAGGTTTGTATTATCAAACCAAATTTCACCATCATTAGGTGCTGTAGGTGCGACACCTGAACGAATTCTAAATGATGACTTTGTTGCATCTGAAGCACCAATATCCAATAGTGCTGTTGGACTTGTTCCAACACCTATACCAACAAGTCCACTTCTGAATAGTGCGGCATTGTGCGTTGCGCCAACTACTGCTGTTAATGTCGGGTTATAATCAATGCCAGTAATTACAGTTGTTCCTCCTGTAAAATTATAAGCAGGGTTAACAGAAAAAATTGAATAGTTAGTTGTGGATAAAGTCGAGTTAATATTATTGATAGGAGGATTTACAACGAAGAAAGTACCACCACCTGACGGGCCAATCGTTTTGGTAGTTTGCCCAGAAGTACCAAAAATATACATTGTATTATTTGAAGTACTTGGATCGGTAGTAAATAACATCGCACCTGACCCTGCAAGAAATCTAAATCCTGTGCCAGCAGTTGACACGCTGCCAGCAATAGCGGGTGCAATGTAAGGTGCTGAACCAGCACCAAAACGTAATTCGCCACCGGTATCAATTTTTAAAATATCTGTGCCTACTGTTGTTTGTAGTCTTAATAAAGCTAAAACGCCTGGTTGTGCTTTTATATCTAAACAGTATCCCGGTGTCGCATTACCTATTCCTACTATTCCCGAACGAAAAATGGCTGCATAGTGTGTTGCCCCTGTCATTGTAATTAATCCCGGATTGTAATCTATTCCTATCACCATAGTCGTTCCACCTGTTACACTATAATTTGGATTAATTAAAAATGATGTGAATGAAGCGGTGCCCGATGATGGATTAAAAGCGGTACCGGCATCTTTAATATTCATAATCACAAATGCCCCTGAAGCTGCACTAACAACAGGTATAGCAATTCTAACAGGCATTGTTGTATCAAGTGATTCTAAACCAACATAGCCGTTGTATATTAATCTACCTTTTAAAGTACCTGTTTGATCCGCTACTCTTACCTGAGAAACATTTGCATTAAGTGTTAACGCAACACTTGTGTTAGCACCATTTTGTGATACATTCATTCCGTTGCCAGCATAATCATAGGTGATTCCTGCCGTTACGTTAGTCCATGCACCCGTGATGGTTGGATTTGTAATAGCCGAAGCACCCGTTGTTTTCCATCCTGTAAAAGTTGCACTTCCTGTTCCGCCATTAGCGATTGATAGAATAGAACTACCAACTGTTGCAGCTTTACTCAAGTCAATTGCGCCAAAACCTAATGAAGTCCCTGCACCATTAACCCTTAAAACTTGGTCAGCTATTCCTACAATACTTGCTTGATTTGCTGTTACGTTTCCAGTAACACCCAAAACACTTAACCCTAACCCTTGTTTTCCAGGCCAAACAGATAATTTTAAAGGTGTGATTGCTGTTGTATCATCTGTCCCCGTGTTAGTTTCTGCTTGTGTTGCAATTTCAATTATACCTTTTACTGTTTCACTTGCATTCGGTATTGTTGTTGCAGGTCTACTAAGGTCAAATAAAAATGTAACTTCTGCACTTGCTACAAATAATAAACCACCGCTATCAACAACATTAACTCCTATAGTCCACCAACTTCCATTATCAACCGGTGCCGCTGCAATTTCAAAAACTATAATTCTTGTTGAATCATTTCTTTGTTGTGCTACTATTCTGTTACCAACTTCCAAAACTCCAAACAAAGCGGCTGCATCAAAACTTGCCGCTGCTACTTCTGCAAAATATAATTCAGTTACTAAAGTAACATCAGTATTATTCATTCTAAAAAATCCATTGCCGGGATCAGCCGGTGAAGTATTAGCAACAAATTTCCATGCACGTTCTATTATTCCTGAACCACCACCTTCACCACCACCTTCACCACCACCGGAAATCATTACCCAATCACCTGCATCTAATTCTGTTAAAAAATTAACCGATGCAAAAGGTCGTGTTGTATTTTTTAACCAAAAAATTTGTATGTCAGGTGCATCAGGATCAGGAGACATTTTATACAAAACAAAAACATCATCTTGTGTGTAAACTCCTGCCTGCCAAAAAGTAAAACCTGATGGTGATTTACTAATGACTTCCCATGCAGGATCAGTTCCGGGAACAATATTTTCTTCTATATCACCGTTCGCCTGATACCATTCACCTTGCCACGTTACAACTTCACCATCAGTATACGCATAATCAGTTATCCATTCAAAATTTCCTGATGTAGTTGATGTTAGTAGTTCAGAAAAATCAAATCTTTCTGTTACACTATTATCCATATTTCTAACTACTCCAAAATATCCAGGCTTTAACTCTGCACATGGTGGAAGTTGATCTATTCGGGCATTGCTTAACTCTTCTGCCATAATATTTTAACGTTTTAAAAATCCTGTTTCTGTCATTATAAAACCACCCTCACCAACACTTCCAAGATCATCACTATTGTATCTATCATACCATTTAGCTTCTAACTTGATTGATGAATCAGCAAGTAAAAATCTTTCTTTATATTCCGGTTCTCCATAACCTTCTGTTGTTTGACATTCTATATTATTAATTGAGTAGGTATCACAATCAAATAAGGTCCCTAATTTTTCATGCATGTAAGGAGGTAAGGACCACACCTGAAATAAAAGAACACGTGTTTTTTTTGCTGCTACTTTTACTAAACTGAAATCACTGTTTCTGTTTGTTGATCGTTCACCACCGGGACTTCTTCTATGCCCGAAATGTGATGGCACCCGTATCATACCTTGGTATCCTGTAGTCCATGTTATATCGAAAGCGTTATCAATATTTTTATATTTGATTTGATTTGTTCCCGGGTGTGTGTTGCGTATATCAAGCGGTTCACTGATTGCTTCCTTAAAATTTATTCCTTCTTCCGTGTCAAATGCTCTGATCCTGATATAATATTGTCCTTCAGGTACATCATTAAAATTATGTACAGATTCAAACACATTAAAATTTACTTCTGAAGTATCAAATCTTCCTACTCCCGTTTGTGATGTGCCTGGTCCTGTATAATTTTTTGTGATCACTAAATATTGATAGCCTAAAGTTGGATCATTGATAATATCAACTATGCTATAGTTACCATTGTATCCATTAACATTATTTACAATTTGAAATACATCACCAATGCTCAAAGGAATAGGTAATGCACCAACATTAAAATAAACCCTGCTTTGTCCTGTAGTGGTGTGTGATCTAATTGAAATTCCAAAATCTTCTGTTACTCCTATGTTCTGTTCTTTAAGTTCGAATGCAAAAGTTTTAATAAGTGTATGAGTAACATAATTTCTTAATTCAATTGTAAATGTTGAATAATCAGAATTGAATTGTGTTGGTACTATATCACAAATATTAAATGGTTGAAAATAATTTACTGTATCAAATCCTTCATGCACTTGTTCACATAGTAAAACATTATCCAAACCTTGTGGGTTATCACATTGATTAATATTTTCCTGTACCACAAAGTGAATTGAATTCATAGTAGGAACGTTTAAAAATGTTCCTGCTGTTACTGTTGGTGCAGGTTCAGTAATTTCAATTGATAAAAAAATTTCTTCTGCTGTACTTACATCGTGAATAAGTACTGTATAAATTCCTGCTATTAATCCGCTTCTATTTTGCGTTGTTGGTCCATCACTCCACAAATATGTTCTGTTACCTGATCCACCTGTTACTATTAAATTTATTGTTCCATCACTTTCACCATCTGCTGTTACATCTGTTTTTGTGTACGATGCCACCATTACAGCGGGTTCAGTAACATTAAAGGATTGACTTTTAACTGCACCGCCTACGGTATCAGTTACGATAACGGTATAGGTCCCGGGTATAAGACCAAAAATATCTTGTGTTGTTGCGCCTGTATTCCATGAGTATGTAAATGGTCCTACTCCACCTGATACGCTTGCATCTATTGAACCATTGTTTGCACCATGTGATGAAACATTTGTTATAATTCCAGTAATATTAATTGCAGGTGGTGGTGTATTACTTTCTTCTATAGCGGTGAAGCCATCAAAAAATATTTGCATATCTTCTACAGGAGAAGAAACATAATCACTTTTTTTCCAATCAAGAACAAAAGCTAACCACGAATTAGAAGCCGTTGATGTTGATGGTGCAATGAATTGATATGTGAACGGTATCCAAAAACCTATAGTATCAGAATCTATTATGCAATCCCTGTTTGGAATTCCAGACACATCAGGAAAAGCAGTTGTTGCATATTTAACTTTCAGATAAACATTTTTATCCACTACTGCATGCCCACGATTGCCAAAGTAAACCCATCCATTAAATGTATACCTTCTCCCTGCTACAAATCCACCACCGGGTCTAAATCTTACTAATGAACGTTTAGCGTAATCACCTGAAAAAGTGTAAGAAGGACTATCTAAAAGATTAGCAAGAAAACTTTTTGTACCATCGTGTTTTTGTGCTGAAGAAAATCCGTATTGTGCATGTCCATCAACAACACCTGCTGATACATCACCAATATCTGAACCTTCAAAAGTTCCTGCATCAAACTTTGTCCAGAAGGTAGGGTTTGTAACTATCCATGCCATATTCAAATAGTTTTTCTATGAACGTGTAACAATTCAAAATCACCCATATTTTTAAATGAATCGTGTTCAACTCCTTTGTCAGAAATGAACCCTTCATATTTATTTCCAAACTGATCTTCAAAATCTATTACACCATAGGGAAGATTTTTTATTAACTGAAATCCATCACGGCGTAATTCTTTTTTAAACTCATACATAAACGGTTCAAACAATGGTTCAATGCTGCTTAAATCATATTCACCATCTTCATGTAGATAATCAGCTTCACCAACTTTTTTAGAAGCCATAACATAATTAACCTCACCATAAGAAAATTTTACTTTCTTGTTTTCGCTTCTGATCAACATACTTGCAATAAATGGATACCAATTTTTTAAACATCTTGCAGGTGCTATATCATAATTATATCCGGTATGTGGATCAATTACATTAATTATAGAAGCATATCCTTCATCTTGTTTTGTTCTTAATCCTGCACCAAGAGAAGCATCACGAATTAAACAGATAGCAAAATTTTCATCATCTAGTTTACTATCAGCAGTAGAAAATTGTAAACGTCTTTGAAATTCTATTTGATAACCGCTTGTTCGTGTCTTAACAGAAATTTTATATTTGTTCTTTGTGTTGATGATTGGAATTGCCGCACGGCGTAAAGTATTGAATTCATCGACTGCATTTACTTTTCCAATGTCTAATTTTCCCTGATAGCCATATTCTATTTCCTTATAAAACATTTTTTGATTAAGACGTTTTTTTATTCCATAGACTTTTCCAATGGATAGGGTAGGAGTATTTTTATTATAAAAAAAACTTCTTCTTTCAAGTCTTAAAATATTTCGACCTCCTTCTATTTCAAAACCAAAGCCAACACAAAAAACTGAATCAGTAAAATCTATTAACTCTTTTAAGTTGGCAAATATTTTTTTATCAGGTAGTGCACGTAAATTTCCGCCGTTCGTCCATCCGATTAATGCACCTTCACCATCGACTGCATAACCTAATTCAGTTCTTCCAAGTAAATCACTTTTGAAACAATCAATTTGATTTGTTAAGTATCTGCAACACTGTTGGAAAATATCATACAGTAAAATTGTTTTTGCTGTTGTAACGGGTGATACTGTTGCACTTTCTAAAGATATATTTGTTGCTGTTGTTTGTCCTGACCAAGCTGCTTCTAACTCCCAATAATCACCTGCTGCTGGAACGTGTCCAATATTTTCATCTATTGAGCTGGACCAAACACTGCCTGCATAAATAACACGATCACCAATACCATGTGTATTTTTTTCACTCCATTCAGGAGGTGAAGCCTGTAAAATTAAATTATGATGTACTTCACCATCTTCTAAACCACCGGGTCTATTATAAGAACCCCAAATGCGAACGGTATGATATACATAAACTTTATGTCCTATTTCTATATTTATATTTTCCTTATTATACACCGCTTGCACATAAGGAAAATCTTGTGTACCACAAGGCAATGTTGGTGCACGGATAATATTTTCCAGAATTAAAATGTTATCGTTTTTATCACGGACTTCAAACCAATATAAAATATCAACGTTTGCCATAATACCTTCACCATCGCATACATCAACATCACCACCTATGGCTTCGACATCTACATGGTGTCTAATATTTATAGAAATAGAAGCCTTTAATGTTCCTGCTTCAGTTGCACGGTATACTTCAAAGCGTTCATCTTTATGTGCTGTTAAGTAAGTGATATATTCAGCAGTTGTTTTTGAACCTCCACCCATGCCTGGTTCAAGTTGTGGATATGAAAAACCAACTTTAAAAAAATCTGTTAGTTCTTCATAGGTAGCCTTATTTGTATCCATACTTCCAACCACTACAGCATCTTTATCAATGTCGTGTGTTTCTCCATCAGGGTGATCTTCTAACCATATCAAACACAAAGGACCTGGAACAGGAAAACAATCTAGTGGAATGGTGTCCATAGGAATGTTAAAAACAATTGCATCAAAAAATGGTGCTTCGTTACTATCTTGTGGACCTGCTGAAGATTTTTTAAAAATTGTTTTACTATGATAAGGAACATTTTGTGTTTGTATAGGTGGTAAGGCTGAACCATTTTCACTTATGATAGTTTCAACATCAACATCAGTATCAAGTAAATTTAAAATCCTTCTTTGAAATCCTACCTGTTCAATGTTGACGGTTAATTTATCTTCATACAAATCATATTTATTATAATTTACTTTTCCGTTTGCGTACAATTGCCATTTTCTTAAGTTAGGGTCCCATTCATAAACGTTTACTAAAACTTCTGCATCAATACCACCGTGATTTTCAAATGCCTGTTTTAAATAACTTCGTGCTTCCTTAATAAAATCAATGTCAAAAATAATTTCATAAATAACTCCTTCGTTATCTGTACTACGTTTTACGGTTTGTGTCATTTCATTAATACCTATAGGGTCCGCTTCTTTTATTGTGAGTGGTCCTAAAAATTCGTTAATGAATTGAAAACGTAATGCCATTATCTATACAATTGATCCATGAAGTATTGACGTGTTTCTGCATTCTTTACCATAGCTTGCATTCCTTGCTTTGAAATATTCCAATGCTGTTCTTTTTTATTGCGAACAGTTTTTTCAAGGCTATCTAATTTTTTTCCAAGGTTATCAAAACCTTCTATGTCTGTTCTGTTCCCTTGTCTATCAATGTGAGGTAATGAACTTAAAGCAAGTTGATTTAATGTTTCTTTGTGCGTATCAACTTTTGAACCTGCTGGAAGATCAACCAAAGTAGATTGATCGGGTGATAAAAATGTTCTTCCTGATGGTAGCGTTACTTTTTCAGAACCTTCTTCACCTATAACTGCCAAACCTCCTTTGTGATTTCCTGTTCCTTCTGCATAGCTTGGTATAGGTTTACTCACTACTGCTGCAATTTGTAGTGCACCCAATACAGCGGTGATTGCAGCCAACACGAAAGAAGCAGGAGGCGGATATGTGCCTAATGCTTGTCCTATACCTTTAGCGGTATTAATTGCAATGCTTATTACTGCAACAGTCTTTTCAAAAAGTGCTTGCTTCCTTGCTGCTGCTGCTTGCTGTAATCTTATTTTTTGTTCTTCCGCTGCTGCTTTATTTTTGATAGCTACTTTAGCAGTTTCATTATTTCCTGCTGCTGCTAATTCTGCCTCCATATTTTCCTGAATTTTTTCTAGTCGTGCCTGACGTGCTTCATCTTCAGCAGCAAAGAAATTATTTATAGTTTCCATTGCAAGGTCAACACCTGTTGTAGAAAGTTCTTGTAAAGCATCTTGCACCGCTTGTTCACCTTCCAACTTCAATGCATTTTTATTTTCTTGCATTGTTAATTCAACAGCACTGATCTGATTTTCTAATTCAATGCGTTGTGCACTTCCTTGCTGAAGCAGTGCAGCTTGTGCCTTTAAATATTCTAATTGAGATTTTAAACTTTCTTCTTCTCCCTTCTTTTGTATTTCTAATTTCTGATCATTATAATCTTGCAATGAAATTTTATTATCAGCAAATTGTTTTTCAAGATTTAGTAATTCAGTATTTACACCTGTATCAGCTTGGTTTGCTAAATTTGCAGCATCACGTGCTAGAACTTTAAAAACATTATCTTCTGCGCGATCTTTAGATTTTTGTGTTGTTTCATCAATCTTTGCAAACATATCTTCAGTTATCTTAACTGTTTCCGTTATGTATGCTTCATCATTATTAATTGCATCATTAATATATTGTTCTTGCAGTGCTAATTGTTCATCGATTGAAAGTGATTTGTTAGCGAAGATTGCATTTCTTTCTTCATCACTAAGGTTCACACGTTCACGTGCTGCTTTTCTTGCTTCATCCATTTCTTTGTTAGATGAATCGATAACCATCTGAACCTTTGCTTCATTTATATCCGCTATTGCTTTAGTTGATTCACCTAAAGTTGAAAACTCATTTTCAATAATCTTTTCATTGGTTGCAATTGAATCTTCTAACTTCCATTTGTTTAAATTTTCTGTTGCAGTGCGTTCAGCTTCTATTGCATCTTGTTTTCTTTTTTGGATTGATTGCACTGTTGAAAATTCTTCAGCATTTCTTTTTTTCTTCCCATCTAAAAATGCCTGTTCTGTTTGATTAACTTTAACCTGTAAATCTGCAAGCTGTTTTAATTCATCATAATCTAATTTCCTTGTGGTGGTGCCATCTTTCAACACACCTAGTTTATCTTCCAATATTTTTAATTCTGTTTGAGCTAATGCAACATCACCTTTGCTTTGTTCTTCCAATAATTTATTTGCTTCTCTTAATGATTTTAATCTTGTTTCATCACTAAAGCGTAAATCATCTTTAACCTTTGACATTTCTTTAGCAACTTTCAATTCAGTAACACTATCATCAATTAAATCTTGAATAGCATCTTTCTTAAATTGATTTTCACGATCAGTAATAGCTTGCAGCTTTGCATTTTTTTCTATTTGTTTTTTTATGTATTCATCTGCTGCATCACTAGCTGCTTTCCATCCATTAACAGCAAGATCACGGACTTCTTCTAATGCTAACCTTAGTTTGTCCGTTCCTTTCAATGTAAAAGCTTCTACAAGTCCTTCACCAAAATCTTTAAATACTTTGATGATAGGTTTCATGAAATTGATAAATGACTTCCAAGCTTCTTTAGGTTTTTCAACTACTGATATTAATGCACTTCCAACAGATTCAAGAAGATCAAGAAAACCATCAAGTATCACGGACCCAAATGCTAAAACCTTATTCCATTTATCTTGTCCTTCTGTTGTTGCAGTAAAATATCTTGCAAGTCCTGCAACAGCTAATGCAATAGCAGCTATGACAAGGCCAACAGGATTTGCAACCAATGCCCACAAGGCTTTACCAAATTTTAATGCACCATCAATAGCACCTTTTAATCCAGGCGCAATATCATTTAGTGCTGCACCCATACCTTCACTTGATTTACTTCCTTCTTCTAATTGTTTGTTTAGTTCTTTGGTGGATGTTTCTGCCATCCCTGCTTCTTTACGATAGACATTTATTTGAGTGATGTTATTTTGAATAGCAACTTTAAATTCATCATAGTGTTTTTTCCCTTCAGTTGTAGATTTATCTAAACCCTTTTGAGCAATCATTAACTCTTTGGTTTCTTTTTCCTGATCGTTGATTGCTTTTTGTGCTTTGATTATTGATGCAGTATAGTTTCCTACGTTACCTGAAAACTGTCCCATTTCTTCACGCAATTCACTAGCTGCTTCTTTCTGGTCCTGAATAGTTTTTAAAAGTGTTACACCCGTTTTACTGTTACGTTCTTCTTCACTTCTTAAATTAGAATAGGCAACACGATTTGCATTTAGTGCAGCTTCAATTTCTTTAAGTGATGAATTAAGTTTATTAACTGCTAGTGCTTCCTTTTCACCTAAAGCATTTTTATTTTTTATTTCTACGTTAAGTCTTACTAATGCTTGTTCCTGCTTCCTGTATTCATCATTATCTTTAGCAACAGCAGCAGCAATTTTATTTTGAATCTTAACTAACTCCTGTTGTTCCTTGGTTAGTTTAATTGTTTCTTCCTTTAATTTTTTTGTCGATGCACCATTATCACCCGTAGTTCCACCACCACCGGGACTTACATTCATAGCAGCTTTTCTAACTTCCTTCATGGTGTCAATTAGTTCTTCCCAATTTTTTTTCATCACAAGCGGTGCCATCAACGCTTCGTCACTTATAAAATCTTCCCTTTCGAATTCTGCCATAACTATTTCTTTTTACGGTTTTGTTCGTTTCTCTTTTTTATTATTTTATTATACTCATTGTACCGTGCTAATGTCAATGAATCATCAATCGGAAATCCAAGTGCTATAGTTAAATTTGCCATCAATGTTTCAAATGTTACCTGCTGATTACTTCCTTTGCTTTGTTCGTTTGCTTTTACAATTGCCTTGTAACGCATTTCTATTTTTGTAATCAGGCTGTTTGATTTATTCATTGCAGCATTTAAGCTATTGGCATATTCAGCAGAAGATTTTTTACTGATCTTATAACCCTTGCTATTAAGAAAATCAATCATTGAATTATCTACCATAAAATATAAAAGTGTTATAGTAGCTTTGATTAAATTAAAATCCCTTAGAAGTTTATTGTAGTGCTTCAGATTATCATAGTAACTTCTATATTCTGCATTGCCGTTTATTTTACTGTTCTGCTGAATGATTTTTTCCCATTGATCAAAGCATTCATCAACGGTAGGAGAACCAAAAATTACAAGTTGCATGTAGTCGGCTGTTTCAGCTACTTCAATAAAAAGTTTTAGTGTGATGTTGTTGTAATCAAAAAATTTAGTTGGTGGCTGAATAAACTGATCGGTAATATTCCTTAAGTTCTTTTTCGATGTGTTGAAGAAAAAAGGTTTTACCTTCTTGTGATGGGAAAAAAATTGCTTGTCCATATTTTTTAACAAGTTCATCACGTTTATCATCTTTAGAGTTTATGACAATTGGAAATTTATTTGCTGTTACAAAGAAGCCATCCCAAAAATCACCTGTTAATCTTAAATCTGTTACACCTTTAGGATTAAGGTGTCTTTTCATTTCTGCATAATTTTCACTCCTGTATGCTTGTAAAAATTCACCTTCACCATCTTTACCGTTTAATAATTGTGCTGTTACAATATCAATTAGAAAGTGCTCATTCTCTTTTATGATTTGTAGTAATGCTTTTTCCTGACTTAATACCGATTGCCTACCTAATTTAATTGCATAAGAAGCTATCTTATTAGTTTTCGATATGTTGAATATTACTTTTACCATAAAAGAAAAAGAAGTCCCTGCTTTTGTTCAGGGACTTTATTTTATTCACTTCTGTTTCGCTGTGGTTGTTCAGTGTTTTCAATTTCTTCCCATTGATCAGCAGCAGGTTCAATAATCTTTTCAGGTCCATTTGTGCCTGGTTTAGATTTTATTTTTGCTTCTGCCTTTTCCCACGCAATTTTCATTTCTGATTCTTTTTTTGCCGGGGTAAAAATTGTAAAATGGTGTTGAAATTGTTTTTTAAACTGTTCAAACTTCAGCGATTCACTATAAGAAATATTTACTTTCATAGTTATGGAGTAATAGTTACAGTTGCAGGGATACTTTCATAGGCCTGAATACTTAATTGATCAGGTGTTTCAGTTTTAAGTGTTCCAGTGGTGAAGGCTGTACCTACTAAAGCGTATACACCATTTAGTTCTGTTAGTGATGTGATTGCTTCAACTACTCCTGCTGCTGATAGCTTAATAAAATCAGCCATCACTAAACCAAGAATAATAGTTTCATCACATGCAGTTTTAACAGTAGCTTTTATTTCTGTAGCTGTTGGTACACCTATAATGGTAATTTCTACATCAGTTAATGGTTGTAATTCATCCACATAATCAGCTTGCATTAATGCACCTGTCTTATCAACTTGTTTACTATTTTTCAAGATGATGTAAATTGGTGTACGTGTTGCTGTACTTCCATCACTGATCATTAATTTTTCAACGTTTAATAAGCTAACATTGAAACCCATGAAATCACCATCTGCATTATCCATTCCAAAAAGTTGATTTTCTATATCGTAAAAAATTACTCTTTGGTTTCCACCGTTGTGCGTTCCCATTGCGCGATGTGTGCAAAGGTCCTGTTGTACTTGTACTCTCCATCTATACTTACCATCACGAACTTTTAAATCTGCTAAAGGTGTTTCTTCATACACTGCATCTTCCTTTGCATCTTCGAAGCCGACAAAAGAAGGCCACAAAAAAATTCGTTCATTAAGATCAGGGTTAAGCATTGCATCTTGCAAATATTGCTGTATTGCTGCATCGCCTTCTTCAATAGTAGCTGCTGGAATTTTAAATCCTAACGGCGTGGTAAACATCCGTGCGAACATTTGAGGTAATTTCGTGCACCGCACCACCCCCATGTTTTTTTTCGCTTCATCACAATTAGCCATATCTTTTTAACATTTAGGTCGTTTGTTTAATTTTAAATCCATCAATTCAATTGCATCAATCGGATCTTGAAAAATATTTCTAACGTTCCCTTCAGTATCAGCTATACCCCAATAAGGTCTATCAACAACTTTGCACGGTGGATATTTTTGGTGTCCTTCCCATGTGAAAATTCCTGACTTCTTACACTTGGTAAAAAAATTTTCTACCATAGGATAAAGAACAGGTACTAAAACCTTTTCATAGCGTTGACGTGCTTTATAATTTTCGTCCGTGAACGTGATGAAAGCAATATTTAGATTTACCTTTTGCATTCCTTCATCAAGTTCTTCCATCAAATCCAGGCGCAAAGCAACTAATGGGTATCTACGATATTTGTATTGTGTTCCTTCTTTTTCTGTCAACGTGTTAGCGATTTCTAAACGATGGCCGAATTCATAGTAGGGTTTTTCATCACCCGCTAACCTCATTAATTCAACTACCGTTTCTATGTCGTATACTATTGGCGTTCTCATAAATCCCAAATGTTAATATGCCCGGGACTAACGAAAGAATTTTGTAGGTACAAATCGAATGTTGAATAATTTGTATCATCATAGAAACCTGTATAATGATCTAAGTCAGTTTGTGCATAGATCAGATAACCGTATAAAGAATTATCACGCTGATTAAAATTTCCTGCACGTTTAGAAAAATCCCTGTAGGCATTTGTTATTCGAACAGCAGGGCCAAGTTTATTGGCATTTTCTGTAGTTCTATTTGCTATACCCGCTTTTGTGTAATCATCATTGGTATCTGATAGCCATGAAGCAAACACATTAGGAATTAACATTTTCTTTACTCCTGTCCATGAATGATTGTAAGCGTTGAATGAATAATCATGTACACCATTATAAAGCATTAGCCATCTATCATCTTCTACCATTGTCCAGCTTGGTCCTTCGATAGGCACGACATTTAAATTGTTATCGACTAAAGATTTCCAAACGTGGCTGTTATAAAATGCAAGATCATCTATAGCATACCCGGGTGTATTTGTTCCTATCCAATTAGGAGGTAAAGCATCTAAACCTGCTATGAAAGATTTGTAAAGGGAAACGCCCAAAAGTTTAACCATTGTTTCCTGAACTTTATCATCTATGTATTGATTGAACTGTTCATTTTCTTCAACTCCACCCGCAGGATTTTGCGCCAATGCGTTAGGAACATTGTATGGAATCTGGTTGAAATCTTGAGCGGTTATTAATTTCATTTTTCAAAAACCGATTTCTACATTATGGTAATGCAGGTGTTTCAAGTGCAGCAAGTGCAGCAGCTATATCAGTAACTTTTCTGAATGCTGTTGTGTCCACAACTCTTATCAATAATGCAAAACGTTCTTCTGCAAGAATTGTAAATGCATTCTTAATGAATTGATCATTAATCCATCCCATTTCCACGGTAACATTTTCCAAATCATAGATAGTACCATAGCGGAAATCACCAACTACTAAAGTGTTAGGTGTTACTTGTGAACTTTCTACAACTTTTAAAGAAGTTATATCACCATTGCTACTCACAAAAGGTGGTAAGATGTAACGACCTGATGAATCTTTGATCAGCTTCATCTTCAGTGTATCAATTGGATTTAGAACAACGGTGTCGGCTTTATATTTTCCACCACCGCTTGCATTAATTTCAGCAGCTACAGTTGCAACCAAGTCATAAACGTTTGCTGCTTCAACAGAATCATCATAAGCAGTTGTAACAAACAAAGGTGCACTAGTATACACACCTTTTATATTAGGAGTGATACCATCACCATCCCATAGAAGGTCCTCCTTCTTCAATGATAAATTGATTGTTAATAGACGTTCAATTTCTGATTGAATAAAATAAACATCATTGAAAGCTTCCTTTGTTACTGGAATTGAATCAGCAATTTTTTCAATCAATAATGTTCTTTCAATCCAGGTGATAGCTGATTCTGGTTTTGTTGCACCTTCTGCTACAGAAGCAGCACCACGTGTAATTGCACTTTGATCATAGTACCTGATAACTCCATTAGAAGAAGGACTAACAGGTGCATGCCTGAATAATGAATTCAATACACTTGCAGGATATGCTAATTGTCCAACATCAGGCAAACGCATTGCCATAGTTGTGTTACCTACAGAAGCACGTGTTACTAAAAGTTTATTTATTTCAAGTCTTACAGAACTATTTTTGCTTACAGCAGCTTTTATTTCTTCGTGCTTTGCTTTTAGTTGATCCTTTAGGGAAACCTCAGCATCTTCTTTTTTACCTAGTAAAATCTTTTGAACTTCAGCACCTTGTTTTACAACAGCTTCAGTAAGATTTTTTATTGCATCATCTTTTAGCCCTAAAGCTTCCAGTTTAGAACCTAATTCATCGGACTTCATAAGTCCAGCGGTGGCTGCTTCAACCTCCACTTTTACAGCATCTTTTATAGCCTTGCCATTTTCTTTGGCAACACCATCAAGAAGTGCTTTTAATTCTTTTTCATCCATTGGTTAGAATTTTTGAATAATGATTTAACATTTTATCTAAATCAATTGGAGTGATTTGCATCGGCTCTGGCGTATGAGTGATTTTCACCGGCTCAAATTTTGTTTGTTCTATTGATTGGGTAGGAGTAGCGAAGTTTGCCCCACGCACAACTGCACTACCTTCTATATTTTTTGCTTCTGTTACTGCCCAAAAATATCCTTCATCAATTGCTTCCTGTTGATTGGCAACAACATCAATATATTTATCCCATGTACTTTTTTCTGTTGGATAATCTTCATCGTTAATTGCCATATCTAATTTGATATATCGCATACCAACGGAATGCTGTTTAACTTTTCCTGTTCGATATTTTTCGAACATCAACGGGTTATCAGCTTTATCAAATATTGCATCGTATACAAGTGCTTGCGTTGACCCTTTATAATTAAAACCAAGTTCTTTCCAAGTCATTTGTATAGCTGAAACTTTTACGTCATCAGAGAGAATTCCTTCAAAAGTGAAATCGTGTTGATTCACTAAATAATTCGAATTATTTTCTTTGATTGATTTAGTCCATAGTCCATCGATATGCACATCATTATGTGAGTCTATTAATTTCGTAGTATTGATAATAGCCCTAACTTTTATTTGTGTTGCATCTTCTGGAATAAGAATTGATTTACATGCTACCTTATTTTTATCTTCGAAGATTGTTTGTGGGACATAGGTAACAGCATCAGCATATTTCAATGCACTTTTCTTCTGTGCAATAAGCATAGACTTGTTAGAGTGAAGCCATTTAAATAGCTCGGCTTTATCTTCAAATGCAGGTATCATTTTTTTATGATTGGATTTTCTTCCACAATCTTTTCTTTGTTCTCCTTTAGTCTTTCGATTTCAGCAGGATCAATCTTTTGCACTTTCTTTGGTGCTTTCTTTTCCTTTTTCTTTGCCATGATCTTTGGATTTTTCTTTTGATTCCTCTTTTTCCTTCATTTGATTTTTCAAAAAAAGATTTCTTTCTTTCGGTCCACCCAATTTTTGTTCTTCTGGTTCAGGGTGTTTCCCTTGTTCAATCAAATCAGCTTTCAACGCTAAGTTTCTTTCACGTTGTGTTAGCCTGGTTTTTAAAAGATTACCTATTGATGGTGATTCTTTCTTTTCCTTTTCCGTTTCCGTTGTGTTTTTTTTTGCCATACAATATTTCTTTAACTTCTTCTTCGATTACTTCAGCATCTTGTATTTCTTCTTCAATTGGAATTGCTTCATTTGGATCAGTTGGTGATTCACCATAGTACAAATCACCATCAGGAACGGTATCATAACCACGTGCAGTAAGCCATTGATTTTTTGTGATGATGCCGTTTTTATATTCAATGGCTAATGTTTGTGTGAGTGAATAGGCTGCATTGTTTTTATTTAATTCATCTTCTTGTAATGCAGGTACATCGTCAAAGCATGCTTGTATTTTGCATTGGTTTTCTTCTGCTTTGAAAAATTTGTTGTATTTATTTAAATCCTTCTTTGCATTTGGGATCACGTTGTTCACGTATACAGAACTTAGAGCATTTTCGCCGTTCGCGTATGTCACACCTGTTTCTTCGAATAGCACATAGGGGAAACCTAACTTTTGACAAACTGCTTTTGAGCCGGCAATGATTGTTTCTTTTGTACCCAATTGATTTACATCATAGGACATTGGATTCCATTTGGAAGGTGTTCTACTTATTACGTATTGGTATTGATCCCACGAAAGACCATAAGCATGCAGTGCTTCTTGTAATTCTTGTTTTTCTTCTGCTTGCATTGGTATGTAACCAACAGCATCTTTCACTGCTTCACTGGAAATAAAACCTAGTGGTCCTTTTTTTCTTAGCAGTACATTGTCAGCTTCCATTGCTGCACAAATGTTACTCACTGCCATATCTAACCCGACAAGTTTTGATTGTGGTAAAAGAAAATTTTCATTTTCATCTTGAATAAATCCATCTTCTAAAATGAAAACCTGTTTACCTGTTAGTAGAATTTTTTGTCCGTGAATTGTTATTGAATAGCTTTTTACTATTTCTTCTATGTCGGTAGCTTCATAAAGTTTGTTGGTAGGTTCTGCACGGAAAAGCCACGGTGGTAAATTCCAAATAGCCATGCAGTAGCTTGGATCAAAGTCCATCCCTACAGGCATAACAGGAAAGACGGGACAAAAGCCAAACAGTTTTTTATAGACTACCTGTTGACCTCTAAATTGTTCCCATGCTTGTAGTGGATTGGGTTGTGCTATTAATTTATTCATCCGTTGCGACCACGGATTACTTGCATAATCTTCTTTGCCTTTTCCCTTACTCCTTAGAATCTCAACCTCACCTGTTAAATCATATTCTGCCAAGCGATCACAAACAGAAGAAACAGGATAACAAAATTCGTATGCTTGTTTCTGCATTTCCCTTGTGCGTAGTCCTAACCATGCAGCTTGTGAACCACGCAAACGCATAATTCCACCTGATGAATTAATTGGTACAAACCCGGGTGTTATTAATCCGCTTCCAATGCTTGAACCTGTTCCCCATCCTGCTATGATGCCAAATAGATTTTGTCCCCACGTGTTCATTTATTTACCACGGTTAAAGCGTTCAACTTTTTCTAAAAGTTTTTTTTCTTGGTAGTCTTTGATTGTTTTTGCTGTAGCGATCACGCACCATTCGAGTAGTCGTGCAGTAAGAATTGCGGATAGGATGGGAAGGAATATATCCATTGATTTTTCCCTGTTTACTGTAAAATAAGGGAAAATGGGAAGTAATTCCTAATATGAGAATATAGTACTAAAATGGTGCTATGTCCCGGATGTAGTGAAATGATCGTGCGCATAGACACTTCGCGCACACTTATTTTGGACAAACGCTTAGCGTATTTCCAAAAAATAGGGGCTACGATTTTTCATTTAGCATTCATTTGCATGCTAACTCATGCTAACTGAGAATTTGAAAGGTGGTGTAAGGTGGTGTTGGTTGGTGTTTATTTTTAATCGTACCTTAAATCGTACCCGGTACTACTTGGAATTGAATGGAAAATTTGATATAGAATTTCTTGCGGTTTGTGCGGTTTCTGCATTTTCTGTTACGGGTTAATGATTAACCCGAATAGTATTTTTTAAAGTCGATTAGATAGCGCAGTCATTCTCACACCATCCCAAATGTGATTATTAGCATCAATGGGATCATCAGTAACAACCATCACACCGTTTACCTTTGCCTTTGCACGTGTATAACCTAGTTGTTCTTTTCTTAATTCAGGTGAATCAACCAAAAACAGATTGTATTTTTTGATTATAGAAATTCCATATTTGATGGACCCGGGAAAAGTTGATGTGGCATAAACTTGAAAGCCTAATCTTCTGGCTTCGCTTATGTAGCCACGTCCACCGCTATCACCTGAAGGATCAGCCCAAACAACATGGGATTTTGTAACGTGTTGTGAAAGCAAATTTATGTAGTCGGTAGCTGTTGGTGTAGGTTCATAAAATTTACATTCGATGAACATATTATTACCCTGTATACCAACTTTTATTAAAGTAGAAGGATCAATAGTATAGCCAAAATCAGAACCATAGTAAATCTTTTCTATGTCCTTTGGAAATTCTTTTACCCATGTTACACGTGGAAAAATCAATCCTTCAGGGGACATCCTTTCGCCTAATCCATAAACTTTCCATTTGTATTTGTCGGCTGTTCCTGTAGCTTCATTGATCTTACACCTTGCCAATTCACGCACATCAGCAACAGGAAATTTATCAGGGTTTAAATCAGTATTATAACGTAATGCCTTTTGAATAGCCGTATACTTTATTTTTTCATCATAATCTTGTGATCCGAAAAAAATTGCGATCACACAAAGTTCTATAGGCTGATAACTTTCTATTTGTGTGCGTTCAGCAGGAGTGATTTGGTAATTGTCTTTGTAAGTAGTTTTTAAAAAGCCTACATCTTTTCTTCCAATAGTTTGTGTGTAAATGTCGTGTTCTGCTGCTGTTGGGTTGTAGTCCATCCACCAAAATTTCCTGCACCGCTGTAGTGCCTGGCTACGCACATCTTTAGAAATTGCTAATGCTTCATTGATGTATAGGTAATCACAACCAACACCCAATTGTGCACTTTCACTATCAGCACCTAAAAGGGTAATTTTATTTCCATACAGCATAAAAGATTTAACTTCTTTCTTTCCTGTAAATGGTGATAGTAATTTGAATTGTGGAAACCTCCAATCAATATCATTGTATATTGTTGTTTTGAAGGATGTATAGGTTTCCTTCATTATGTTGATAACAGAGCCGGTTTCAACTTCTGAACAGATATGAATTATAAAATCTATAGATGATATTGTTTTGAATGCACGTGAAGAACCTTCCAACACAACGCCGGATTTTATATCTTCAGCTAAACATAAATCTTTGAATTGTTCGTAGCTGATTAGCTTCGATTCATAAAGCGCAAGAAGTTCAGACCTTCTTTGATGTTTTAATTCAGTGCGAAGAAAATTGAGATTAGGATTTACAACCTTATACCTTTTCTTCTTCAGTTTCATCACCTTCTTCTTCTGGTTGATTCCACGGGAATAAAGCTGCTGTTGCTTTTCTTGAATCATTCAAATTAATATCAGAAGATTCCTTTAGCCCTAAGTCCCTTGCAATTAAATTGGCATTCAAAAAACCTGCTGCTGCCCCGGTGAACTTCTGATTATAAACGACTTCTTCAATCATCTTAATGACCGAACTAAAACCTTCTGAATTCTTTCTTTCCTGATTTTTAAAGTTTCTGAAATATTCGGTATTGCAGTCAAGATAAAGGCATAAGCCATGCATTGTGAATGCGCGCATTTTTGGGATTTCCACGCGGTCGGCATCCTTGCCTTTGTAGTCTATTTCTAATAATGGATTTTCTTCACACCATTCAAAATATTCACATGCAGCTTCCCATAGTAGTGCAGGTGATTCAAATAATTTATCCCTGCCGTGCTTGCTTCTTATTGTCCAAAAATGATTGCCATGTGGTGCAGCCATAAAAAACGAAAGCCGAATTTTTCCCGGCTTTCATTAAATTGGCCTTGCAGCCAATGTGATACTTTCCTTCGCGTGTATTTGCGTGATCATAACACAAAAATATAAAAAATTATTCCATTGCAACCTTATACAATAATTTACCAAAGTGTCCAAATGTAGTCTGCAATTGTTACTGCTACTTTGATAGTAAGAACGATCACGGCGAACAAAATTAAACAACCGATTAACCCGACTATTCCACGTGAAATTATTTTAAGTGTTTTCATTTATTGATTCACAATCATAAATAATCAAACAAGAATATACTATTGTTTCGGGTGGAACAAAACAGGTCGAATAGTTGGTTGAAATAATTTTATATCCATCTTCCCAATCATCAAACATTTCATTTAGAAAATTATCAATTTTTTCTTCTAATCCATCAGGAGTTACGCTTGTAAAAAGACTACTGAAGATTGAATTACTTTTTATTTTTGACATAGAAATAAATTTAAAAAAAAATGCATTTGCTTTGAAATGCTAAGTCAGTCTTTAGCATTCTTTATAGTGGAAAAGTATTTAAGGCAACAAACAAAAGGGTAAATCTTAAGCCACTATTTTAAAGTTATCCAGAATGCCCACGCTGTTCCCGACACGGAAAAGTTTCACTACTTAGCAAAGTTACCCTTATGAAATATAGGTTTAGGTTTAAGCCGGTTATCCAATTTAAAGAAATTTCTGTAGTCGTGTTCAACCTTATTTTTAAGGTATGAGTTTCTAACTTTTGCACATTAGCACTATGTTAGTATATTGTCGTCACAAATCAAACCTTTTACAAAAAACCTCTTAACGTTATGGCAACAGCAATTAAAATGTACTGTAAGAAAATTACGCCCGCGGAAGCGCAAGATTATCTATCTAATCTAAATCATGAACACAACCGAAAATTGACGCTTTCCAATGTGAATTTCCTTTTAGGTGAAATGCAGGCAGGTAATTGGGTGGTTACAGGCGACCCAATCCAATTTAATAAGGATGGTGAATTGATCAACGGGCAACATAGATTAACGGCAATTGTCAAATATGGAAAACCCGTTAAAATGTTTATCGCTAAAAATGTACCCAATGAAGCATTCAAGGTTTTGGACACCGGAAGAAATAGGACGGGAGGTGATGTACTAAAAATTGCAGGACATAAAGCTGCCTACACTATGGCAAGTGCTTGTCGTACAATTTTGTTATATCGCTCTGGACGTTTTGATTTACGTGCAGGGAGAAATAAAGGAATTTCTAACAGCCAAATTCTTGCATTTGCCGATGACAATAAAAAACATTTGGAAATGATAATACATGATGCTTACGTGGTTTATGGCAAATTTGGTTTTGCATCATCCCCTTCAATGCTTGGTGCTCTAATGTATTTTTTTAATAGGAAGGATTCACAAAAAAACTTAGATTTTTTCAATAAGTATTCGACCGGAGTAGACCTATCAGTACAAAGTCCAATACGCTTACTTCGTGAGGAATTAATTAAGAATAAAGCAGGACGAAGATTTATTTACAACGAAAGAGACGTTTTAGCCTTACACATACTAGCGTGGAACGCTTTCAAAGAAAATAAAAAAATTACAAAGCTCGTCCTTGAAAAAAATTATGAATTTCCAAAGATAAAGTGAATACCCTGAATTACATTTTAGAAGATAAGAAAGCTATACCTGAACCTGATTTTCTTAAATGGGCAGAATGGTTTGAGGTAATAGAAAATAGAATAGTAGCTACTGATTTTTTACCTCTAGGTGTAATGATTTCAACCGTTTTCCTTGGCATTGATCATTCATTTCTTTCTGATAGTGATCCAATACTTTTTGAAACAATGATTTTCGGTGGTGAATTTGATGGATATCAAGAAAGATATTCAACCTGGGAACAAGCTGAAGAAGGTCATAAAAAGTTGATTGAATTAATATTTACAATAAAACAAAATTGACAAAAAAATAAAGGGGTGTGCGTTCCACCCCATGCCCTCCTAAATATTTGTGGCTGTTCGATTCCCTGCCACCATTAGAAGATTTTCGTGACTTCGTAGTAAACCCGGAAGTCACTGAATGGAAGAACGTCTAACGCGAGTGCAATGTATAAAAATAAATTTAGATAATATGAATGCATTAGAAATTCATCACATAGAAACAAATTTCACAATTCAAGAATTTTTTGAATATCAGGAAGAGCGGTTACACGAAATCTTTGCCAAAGAACAAAATGGTTTAAGACCTTATTGTAATTTATTATTACAAGATGGATCATCAATTTTTACATTTATGGATTTTGAAGATGAAGCAGGAAAACTCTTAAGTATACACCGGATTAAATTATTATCATTTGTTTCAAGTGCAATTGCTTATGCAGGAGTTTACGAAGCATTTATGAAAACCGTGGCAATTTCAAATAAAGATTATAACGTCAATTCAACATTAGGAAAAAATTTTAATTATGAGGTTTCAATGATGAGTGATAGGGAAGATGTTTTAGTAATGATTACAGAACACAAAGAAAATGAAGGAGTGATTTCTAATTTTATAAACTGGAAAATTGAAAAAAATTCAACAGGTCGTGTTCTTACCAACCGTAGTAATTTAGGTCGACCTGATAGAATTATCGGTAGGGTTTCAGGAATTATAATTCCATAGCAAATGGAAGATAACCTTTACATCTATGTTGTATACGATCATCCAAAAGATTTTCCTGATGGGTTTGTTATCCGTGAATGGGATGGTGTAATTCCTAAAAAAATTGTTTTTACAAGTAACGACATTGATGTGATCCGTGGCTTTTTAAAAATGCGTGGTCTAGTCAACATTGGCAGATTAAATCAAGATGATCCTAAAATTTTGGAAGTATGGATGTAATCGAAAATATGACACGGAACGAAAAACCTAAAATAAAATGAATCTGGACACCATTAGTAAAATGTCAACAAAGGAATTCATGGCGTATGTAAGTACGCTAAGTGAAAAGATGAAGCCATTTAGAGAAGGCAAGAAACAATTTTATCATTGCAAATTTTTAATTAAACTCATAAACAATGAAGAACATAAAAGAACTTCGCGACGAATTGTCAACCCTTTACAAGTCGGTAAAGGCGAACAAAACGAAATTAGAAACGGCAAAAATATTAGTTGGAACCGCTAATGCCATGCTTAACGCTGTTCAAATCGAATTGAATCAAAACAAGTTCATTGGTAACAAAAAACCGATTGAATTTCTTAAAGGTGATAAGTGAAAATTAAAGCGATGAAGCTATGAAGAAATTAAAACCGTAATTCCTTTTAGGGTCCAGAATCGGTTATGGTCGCGTTAATCATTAACGCGACCTTTTTATTTTGTATGGTGAACATTTGGTGAACATGCAAAAATTAAAAAGCCGTTCTATTTCTAAAACGGCTTCGTAACTAATTGGTTTTCAACTTAGTACCTTAGATCGGAATCGAACCGATACATCCTAGGATACACGATTTTGAGTCGTGCATTTGTAGTTACAATGAAAGTGCATTTTTATTTTAAAATATGGTATATCGTTGATTATCAGAGGTGATAACGCTGCTTTTATTGTGCTTATGTTGTAGTAACAAAATCGGAAAAAATGCTACATTTGGGTGAACAATTGGTGAACATGGTGAACATGGTGAACAATTGGTGAACAATTTAAACTACTAATGCACATGGAAAAAGCTACTTGCTACATTCAAATTGAGTCTAGGCGTATGACTACAACCGGCGAAAACAAAGGGAAGTATCACGTCAAACTTTGGGTAAATTTTAAGGTCTTTAATAATGGTGTGATGGAACGGAAAAGATGTTCCTATAAAACAAATGTATACTGCACACTGGAAGATTTTGATCTATACCAAGATAGAAAAGCAAAGCGTATAACTGTATTGATTCAAGATTTGCGTGATAGGTTAGATGACATTGAAAAACGTGCACGCACTATTATCGAAGAAATGGACGTTACCACGCAAGAACAATTTGAGGTCTATTTCTTATCAGACTATAATGTAGAATGTGTTGCTATCCATATTAAAGAAAAAATCCAAGAGTTAGACGAAAAAAAGAAAATTAGTAGTAAAGAAAAATACGGTACTACTCTTTATTCATTAACTGAATTTTTTGGTAATGATAAATTCACCTTCAACATGCTAACTCCTGATACACTACAGAAATATGAAGATTGGTATATTGAACAAGATTATGGTGAAAATAAAAGATCACTTACAACAGTAGGAATTCACATGCGTAATCTTAGACACATTTTTAACAGGGCAATTAAAAAAGGAATTATACCAGTAAGAATTTATCCATTTCAAACTAATGATGTAGCGTATGTTGGTATTGCTGATGATCTATATTTAATTCCAGAAGGTGATGGTGATGGACACGGATTTTTAGAAACTGAAGAAAAAGATTTATTTCTTTCGTGGTCAACTAAAAATGAAAAACACATGAGGTTGTATGAGTATGCAAAATATATTTATTACTCACATGGTATTAACGTTTCCGATTTTGCACGACTAAAAAGAAATAATGTCTTTGATGATCACGTTAGTATCTTCCGACAAAAAAGTAAAGGCAGAAAGAAGAAAGATAAAAAAATGACCATCCCAATGCACCCTGTTATGCAGCAGGTTATTAAGAAGCATAGTAAACGTTCATTAATTCCTAATGATTATGTATTTCCAATTCTTGATTTAAACATGGATGAAAAAACAATGTTCTATAAAATCCGTGATTTGGTAGATGATATAAATGATGTACTAAGAATTGTATCAAAGGAATTAAAATTATCTATACGTGTAACGACTTATGTTTTACGACATTCATTTTCATATCAGTATATTGAATTAGGTGCATCAACTGAAGAACTTCAGGATGCACTTGCACACGGATCAGCAGCTACAACGGAAGTATACAAACATGGATTTTCTTTGAAGAGAAAAAAGAAATTCAGTCAGGGATTATAATTTTATAAACACTATGAAGAAGAAAAGAAAAACTAAAATGAGTAACACGGTAACACCTTCTTATGTGCAGCTTTTTATGCAGCAACTGCCAGAAGATTTTGAACTTCAAAAACCTATTGTGTGCGGGTGTTCATCAATATCAGCAACAGAAAGATATTTACGTGGTTTTGCCTTAAAAGAAAAAAGAAATTAAGCGAAGGGTTATAGTAATTCTTTAACAATCACTATCATATTAAAAGGCAATCATAAGGTTGCCTTATTTTTTCACAAAAAAAACTTGTGTTAACAATTACTTAAGTAATATTAATTTACTATAATTGTTTCCCCCTACAGCATTACAACCGTTTATAGTGGTGTGTCCGAAACCTTATTTTTCACTCCACCCCCCACAAACAAAAATGTGTATGAATGAAAGCGTGAAATCCGAACGTTTGATTAAATCATTTTGTGAAGCAGGGATTGATCCAAAAATATTTACGGATCAGTTAAAGAATGCAATGCTTAAATCTATCACCCCTATAGATAAATCTGAAAAATTTAACACTAGCATGTTTAAGATTTACGCCGAACGACTTATTGTATTATTAGGTTTTTCGTGATCTTAATTTTTTATTTTCGTCCTCTAGTTCTGCAATTCTTTTCATTAAATATTCTGATTGTGCAACCAATGATTTTATCACCGGATGATCCATTATATCCGCTTTTGGCTGTTCGGTAGGGGCTGAAACGCTTAATAGGTCTGTAGTTACATTTAAGGCTTTATTTATTACTTTTTCCTGTTTTTCGCTGATTTTTATCGGTTCTTTCCTTTCCCAAATTGTTACCGTTGTTCTCGCTACTCCTAATGTTTTGGCCAAATCTTCCTGTGATAATCCTGCCTTTTCACGGTAAATGGCAAGCAATTTTCCTGATATAGAAATATTTTTCATAGTGTGTTTGCAATGTTACTACATTGTGCTAACTTAGCACAATATTAATCGGATTTATGACCGATTACAATTAATTGTAGTACAAACATAGCAAAATAAAATTATGTCCACCAAAACAACTGCTAAACGGATGGTACCTGAAGGGATAGACATTTCAGCTTTGGACTATTTACAAAAAGGTGATGTAACAAGGGTTGCAGCACTAACAAAAAACGATAGGAATTATGTAAGCCGTGTAAAAAAACTTCGTGCTTATAATGTCAAAATCCTTGCAGCCTTAATAAAGAAGGGATTGGATAATAAAAGAGTATTGGAACAAGGTTACAGCAAATAAAAAATTTATGAATCACTACGGAACACTTATCAATTTTAATTACTCACCATCATTTGATGAAGTTAGAGAATTAGCTAATCAATATTTCATTCTTAGAAATGTTGCATCACCCGGGTTTTATTCTATCGTGTTGGAACTTACTCCAAACGGCAAAGTAAATACCCATTTACCTCACTTAAAATAAATTAACCCCTACAATAAATGAACATGCAAACTTCAATTATTACACAAACACTATCTGATTCTATAGTGTATGAAAATCAGAATCGGCTTCTCATTAAAGCACAAGCAATTTTTGAATTGTCTAAACGTGCTTATAAAAAATTTTCACGCCAACAGGCTATTGCTGAAAAAGAAATGGCTGTTTTAATGTCTGGTAAATGGCGTGAATATCCTTTTGTAAATCATCAGAGCATTGCAAAGGCACAACACAAAGCAGATATTTCTTTACGTGCTGCAAGAAGGTTGTTTACTCTTTACAAAAAAATCCTTCATAAAATGTTTTTAACAAGTAATCTTCATATCGAAGATATAACCATAAACTAAATATTATGAGTAGTCCCCAATCACAACTATCAGTGAAAAATTTATTTGCCCGTGATGAAGTAAGGCAAAAATTTCAGAGCATGTTAGGTAAACGTGCAACCGGATTTATCACATCAGTTTTACAAATCGTTTCATCAAATGAACTACTTGCTGAAGCTGACCCTTACAGCGTTTATCATTCTGCCGCTGTAGCTGCTACCTTAGATTTACCTCTTAACAATAGTTTAGGCTTCGCTTATATTGTTCCTTACAATTTGTCGGTCAAAGATGAAAACGGAAAATACCTGAAGGATAAAAAATGTGTTGCACAGTTTCAAATGGGATACAAAGGTTTTATCCAATTGGCACAACGCACCGGAATGTATCAAACGTTAGCAGCAGCACCAATTTTTGAAGGTCAAATAGTAGAAGAAAATCCTTTGACGGGTTTTGTTTTCGATTTCAAAGCAAAAAAATCTGATAAGGTTATTGGTTATGCTTCCTATTTCAAACTGTTAAACGGATTTGAAAAAACGTTTTATCTGACTGTTGAAGAACTTGTAAAGCATGGTAAGGAGTATAGCAAAACTTTTCAACGTGGTAAAGGTCTATGGGTTGATAAATTTGATTCAATGGCTTTAAAGACTGTTATAAAATTACTCCTTTCTAAATGGGCACCATTGTCTGTTGATATTCAGAAAGCAATTGTATTAGATCAGGCTATTATTAATAATGATGATGGTACAGATTTCACCTATGCAGACAATGAACCATCAGAAATTGAAGGTGATCCAGAACATGAAAGAATGTTGTTAATGATTGATCAAGCAAAGACCGTTGATGAATTGGATCAATTAGGTGAACACATCGACAAAAAACAGATTGAAATTTTTGATGCTAAACGTGCACAACTTAAAGAAAGTGATAAACTTAAACCCCTAACAAAATGAAACACTTTGATAACTACAAATTTCACCCGTCTAGTTTAGGTCTTATAATGACTGATTCGAAAGTGAAGGACCAACTAGGGGAAACGTGCAAAAAACATTTAATCGAATGTTACATAGCTGAACGCTATCAACGCACGAAAGATTTTTATAACAAGTACATGGAAAAGGGAACACTTCAGGAAGAAGAAAGCATAACCCTTTATTCACTTGTCACAAAAAAATTCCATAGGAAGAACACGGAAACAATTGAAAATGATTTCTTCATTGGTACACCGGATTTATTTGATGGTCCTGAAATTCGTAAAGCAAAAAAAGTATTAGACATTAAAACTAGTTGGGATGTGTTCACCTTCTTCAATGTATTTGCTGATCCGTTGAATAAGAAGTATGAATGGCAGCTACAGGCATACATGGATTTAACGGGTGCAACTAGTGCTAACCTAGTGTATTGCTTGGTTGATACTCCTGTACATTTGATCAATGATGCTAAAAGGAAATTGCAATGGGCTATGAATGTCATTGACCCTGAAGCAAATCCTGAATTCTTAAAGCAGTGTGCACAAATTGAAAAGAATATGACTTTCAAAGACATTCCAATGGAAGAAAGATATTTTGAATTTAATTTCAGTCGCAACGATGAAATGATTGAACGTGCACATACACGTGTGAAAGAATGCAGGGAGTTTTTAAATGAGTTTAGTTTTAAGGAAAATAAAAAAGCAGCTTGAGCCGATATGCTTTTCCAAAATATGCCCCTATCACTTTAACGCCGGAATTACAAAGTAAGGCATTAGAGCGGTTATATCGTAAATCAATTTTAAAACGATTAATGGCATGGGTAAAATTAAAAACACACCTTCAAAGGAAACAATGATTTTGTTATTGTTTCCTTTTGCAGTTTTATGCTGTATCATCATTATAAATATTATCCTGCTACTTGTAAAGTATAAGCAGGTAATTATTGGTTTGATTAAATGATATTAAGCTGAAGGGAACGGTTAGTTCAACCTTTGATTGTGGTCAATTAATCCACCTTCAGCTTAACCCAACAATGCCCCCATAGAAATTTAAAAATCTAATTTAAATTTTTGTATGGACAATAATAAATCTTCCAATGGCATTGGTTCACGTGGTGTAATCTTCACCGTTTTACTTACTCTGAAATTAACACATACTATTGATTGGTCGTGGTGGTGGATCACTGCACCATTATGGATTGGTGCTATCTATTATTTTATTATATCAATGATCTATCTAAAGCTGGAAGCTAAGAAGCACAAGGCAGAAGAAGAAAAAAACATTTTGAAGAAGGTTAAAGAAATTAAATTCCTGTTAAGGCTTCAGGAGTTAATGAAGGAAAATGAAAGCATAAGTAAACTAAATTGAAATTATGGGATCACTGATTCATGAACGAATAAAGGAAGCTAACAGAAGATTGAAAATGCCTGTTGGACCTTGGAAAGAAATTGATTTATCACTTCGCTTTAAACCGAAATGGATGACTAGAGCATTTTCCAATAATCGTTATGTCGTAATGATAGATGATAATTCACCAACTACAGCCGGTAATGCTATTCGTGCAATGATTCAAAAAAATAATGATACTCCTATACTTAATCATTGGAGTGAAATTCAAAAAATAAAAAATGAATTGTTCGGCAAAGAAGTAACAGCCATTGAATATTATCCAAAAGAAAGTGAATTAATTAATGATCATAATATTTATTGGTTGTGGATTTTTCCTGATGGTGTTATTCCAACTATGGTTAACAATGAATCTGATAGTAGAACAGAATCAAGCGAAGATTGAAATGGTAATTCTTAATGAAGAAGAAACCAAAGCAGCACTTTTTGAAGGGAAGAAAAAAAAATATTTCCACGTGAAGCATGAAGCTTATTGGATTGAACAAGAAAAAATAAAACCTAAACATTAAACCTATGCCATTATTAACGATAATATTAACACTAGTTGTTGTTGGTGTTGCACTATACCTAATTAACAAGTATGTACCAATGCAACCTAGTATAAAAAACTTACTGAACATTGCTGTTATTATTTTATTAGCTCTGTGGCTATTGAAAGTTTTAGGATTTTGGGACTACATGAAAAATGTTGTTTTGTGATTTCTGTTTTGTTCACCCGGGTAGATAGCATTTATAAAACACTTGGTTGTGATTGTTGGGATATTGAAAGGGATGCAAGAAATTATAATGGTGATGGTCCTGTAATCTGCCATCCACCTTGTAGATCGTGGTCTAATATGTCTCACCTATCTAAACCACTTGCAGGAGAAAATGATTTAGCAATTTGGTCTATCAACTTGATAAGAAAAAATGGTGGTGTGTTAGAGCATCCAAAAAATTCTAGGTTGTGGAAAGTAATGTTTTTACCTAAACCAGGCACAACAGATTGTTATGGTGGTTTTAGTCTTTGCGTTAATCAATCGTGGTTTGGACACTTAGCAGAAAAGAAAAGTTTGCTTTATGTCTGTGGAATAAATAAAAATGAAGTACCACCCATACCAATTCGATTTGATGCAATTGAATATACTGTTAGTTCAAGAATAAAAAAGAAATCAGGAAGAAGAACTAAAAGGGAGTTATCAAAAAAACAACGCGAACAAACACCAATTGATTTTGCTAAATGGCTTATAGAATTAGCTGAAAAATGTGAAAAATAAAATGTTACCGCTTAGACCATTAAAGCATGTGATTCAAAAAGGTTCACTACTTCATACGGGTGATTTAGAAAAGGTTGTGGAAAGATTGGACAGACGTATTGAACGGATCAAGAAAAAATTAGCAGAACCTTCAGCCAACACGACTATACTACTGGACGAACTTCATAAAGCAAATATTTACAGGGATGAATTTAATTATTTAAAAAACCAATTGTAAAAAAAGATGGGAAGGCGACAAAAAAATAATGTTGACTATTTTCCTTTCATCTGCAAAGAAGGAGAAACTACTAAGTATGTAGAAAATACTTATGGCAATGATGGGTTTGCAACATGGGTAAAAATATTAAGAGCATTAGCAATAACGGATTTTCATTTTTTGGATTTATCGAATAGAAAAAAGTTAATGACATTATGTTCCACCTGCAAAGTAAGCGAAGACTTTTTAATGAAGTTCTTAAGTGATTTAGCAGAATTCAAAGAAATAGATTCTGAATTATGGGTAAAAAAAATTGTTTGGAGTGATCAATTTATAGAATCAATTGAAGATGCCTATGCTAAACGGACTAACGATATTATAAAAAGGGAGGAGTTAATTCACATGCTTAAGGGTTTCCGTACCCGGAAAAGCCGTAAACGTAGGAGTAAAGGACCCGGAAACACACAAAGTATATTAGATAATACTATAGTAAAGAATAATAAAGTAAAGGATATAAAAGAAGAAGAAACAAAAGAAGAAGAAACTAAATTAATTACGGCTGATGTTTGGCCTTCCTTTTTAGATTTTTGGAATAAATATGATAAGGATGTTGGTAAAACAAAAGCCGAAAAAATTTGGCAAACAATTCAGCAGGACGCGCGCGAAAAAATTATGCAACATTTGGATCATTACGCATTGAAGGATAAACAATATCGCAAGGACCCTGAACGATATTTGAAAAATGAAACATGGAATGATGAAGTAATAATAACACCACCGCACAATGTTACCGATAAAAGACAACAGCAAAACAACGATCTTAAATCCAATTTTGCAAAAAAAATTGTGTCAGGCAATAATAGCAAATGATTTTCATACTGCTTCCAATCTTCTGCCAACAAAAATAGAATTGGTATTTGATCAACCAAAAATTTGTGAAATGGTAACTGCTATTGGTGAAAACTCAGTGAAGCTGATGGTACAATTTGAATTAATAAAACTTAACGATTTAATGTCTGTGAGTGGAAACCTTAACCAGGCACAAATAGATTTCATTTCTGATCAATTGGTTAATATGTATCCGGGTGAATCGATTGCAGATTTTAAAATTTGTTTTAGTCGTGGTGCAATGGGAAGGTATGGTGATATACAAAGACTTGATGGTATCACCATTGGCAATTGGTTTACAATATATTTGGAACAAAAATATCAACTTCTGGAAAGTAGGTTGATGGAAGAAAAAGAAAATTTTTATAAACCTGTTTATCCTGAAGTTTCAAATGTTATTGGCATA